AAAAGTATTATCAAAATAAGTCTCATTGTTTTTCCCTATCCCATTAATATAAGAAATCCCATCATCTATGTCAAGCTGTATTTTATGGTAATATAATTTATGAAAGAATTTTTTTTATTTGGTATTTTATGCACAATTAACCCAATGACTGGTGTAGAGCAGTGCGCTTATATCAATGAGGACCCAATAATATATTACTATGAAAAAACCTGTAATGACTTAGCAGTTAAAAAAGTCAATGAAATAGGGATTAATTTAACTAAATCAGGAGTCAAAATATCACAATTAAGAATGACCTGCATTGTTGACAACTCTAAAGTAAATACTTGATTTTACACCAAATAGTTGATAAGATTATCTTATGAAACAATATCGTTTTCAGTGTTACGTAGCTGGACTAAAATTTAATAGTGTCGTAAACGCTACTGACGACAAAAAAGCGGTTGAAGGTTTCACTGAGAACTTAAATAACAACAAGTACTCAGTACAACTAGGGGATCTTGGTAGAGGTACTAAAAGATTCCATATAACTTATGAGGAGCTAGAAAATGGCACTACAAAAGTTGATATCGGAGAAGCTACAGCTGGAGTCCAAATGGGCCAGCCAAGCGTTGTCACAAGGTAGAGTTACTACCGACATGAAGTGGATCGATATTAAAATTAAAGAATTAAGAGTTGCAATCAACAACCAAAGTGTAATTGATGCAAAAACTCTTTATGATAAAACTGCTTAATTAGTAGTTTTTATTTTTTTTTCAAAAAACATTAATTTGTTATAGGATATTTGTCGCTCTAATATTCTCGGTAAATAAATGCGGAACTTTTTCTGTGTATTTTTTCATTTTACCTTCCCACAATTTATCCATAATTTTACTCATGTCCGGGTGAAGTTCCCAGGTCAAAACATTTAATCTTGAGAAGAAATTTACTTCTTGATCTGTTTTAGCAACATAAAAGAAACTAGCATCACCATGTTTTCTTATAGATTTAAATCTATGATTACCATTCCTAATTTCATTTTTAAGGTCTATAACTATTGGACACAGTAATCCATTTTTTTCTATATCAGATCTAACTGTAGCTTTAAACTCTGCATGAGTTCCATGAATCATTTTAAGATCTTTAAACTTTCTAAGTTCTAATCTATGTTTAAATATTGTATATAAAGGCCAAATAGTTTCGCCGTAGTTTGCAATTATATTTTTATGAAGCTTGTCCAAAATCATCTCCTAATGCAACATCAACTTTGCTTGGAACTTTAAACTCCATACAGTTTTCCATTGCTTCTTTAATTATTTTTACATCTTTTTCATTCTCTACATCAAAACAAAGTTCATCATGTATTTGTACTTTTGGTAAATAACCTGCTTCATAACAAGCGATGACAGCTTGTTTAGTTTGATCCGCAGCAGAACCTTGTATTAATCTGTTTAATGCTTTGTAAGTAAAAGCTCTTTTAATATTACTTCTACCGTATTTTGATGAAGCATTTTCAAAAGTTTCAGCTGTGTGAATACCAAAGTCTCTTGGCTCCCACATTTCAAATCTACACTTTCTTCCTTTTTTAGTTCTAATAACACCTTCATCACTTGCTTTCTTCATACATCTATCAGATAATAGCTTCACAAATGGAACCTTTCTATTATATTTTGCTATTAGGGCTGATGCTTCTTCAGTTGATAATCCTAGAGAATTGGCCAGCTTATTTTTCCCCATACCATACATTAATCCTAGCCCTATTGTCTTTGCTTGCTTTCGTTCTATGCCTGCTAAATCGGCTACAGTCTGGTGAAAGTCAGTTTCTGAGTTTGTATACGCCTCTACTAGTTCATTAGAGCCTTCATAGCCCTCACCAATAGAGGCTGCATAATGTACTACCATTCTTGGTTCTTGCTGTGAGTAATCAAAACTTCCCCATTTACAACCTGTCTCGGGTAAGAAGAGACCTCTGATTTTTGGTCCAAAGTCTTTATTACGAGCGGGTAACTGTTGAAGATTAGGATTAGCCATAGACAGACGGCCAGAGACAGTGCCCCCACTGTCAGAACGTAACTGATTAATTTCCCCATGTATCCTTCCATTGTGTTCGTATTTTAATATTGAGTCTAAGAATGTACCATGAAACTTGTTGATCTCCCTGGCTTGTGCTATATATTTACTAATTTCGTGTTTCGAATTAGCTAACCAATTTTGTGTAAAAGATGGCTCATGAGTTTTGTCAGTACGTGGATAATCTATCCCTAATTTGTCGTAGGCTTCGCCTATTTGTCTTGCTGCCCATATGTCTACTTCTTTTCCACATAACTGTTTTATTTTTATTAAAAATTCTTTTTCCTGAGCTTGAAATTCTTTCTTTAATCTATGAGCTTTTTCAACGTCTACTTTTATACCTTTCTGTCTCATCTTAATTAAGATAGGTAATAGTTTTGTCTCAAGTTCCCATACAGTTTGTAAATTTTGATTTGTAATTTCTGGTTTAAATCTTTGCCACAAAAGATAAGTTAACCTTGCATCTTGCTCTGCATAAAAACCAACATGCTCTGCAGGTAACTTCCACATCTCTCCTTTAGGATCTATTCCGTGATCTTTTGCAGCTTCTTTAAGGTCTTGTTCGGACTTTAGCTCACCAAGATAATCTTTAGCTAATGCATTCAAGCTATAGGACCATCTATTCTCGTCAATTACAGCAGCTGTAACCATTGTATCAACTACTTCACCTTCTACTTTTATACCCATTTGTTCTAACCAACCTATATCGTATTGGCCATTATGAAATATTTTTCTTGAAGGTAACTTACACACATCTTTCATGTATTGAATTACTTGTGGTTCAATCATATTACCACCACCAAAATGTTTAAAAGGATAATAACCTTGCCATCCTTCTACTGCTACAGCAAACCCAATAACGTAACCATTACCAGTTGCCCAACCTGCACCTAATTTATTATTGATACCTTCGTCTCTTGTTTCTAAATCAATTGCTATCTCATCATATTGAGAAAGATCCTTGTACTCTGATGGACAAGACCAAATATGTTTTTTTAAATTAAATGTTAATTGTAAACCTGTCATGCGGATGCCTTTACGTTAAGGTAATAAAATCTTCTTTGCCCTTCGTGTTTCATTAATCTTTTTTTCAATTTTTGATTTTCGTTGTATAAGTTTTCATTACGCTCGGTAAGTTTTTTAATTTTTGCTCCATATATTTTTCTATAGAGTAAGCTCCAATTTCTACCTACGCTTTTTTGCTTTATCATCTGTCAGTTTTTTTATTTCTAAATCACAATAATGTTTTATTTTCTCAAGGTCTTGTATACCTGCCTTGTTTTTGTAACGACAAACATATTTAATTACATTGCCCTGAAAGAACGATAGCTCATTTTTTGATATAAATTCATAAGGCTGTATATGAAATCCTTTATAATGATTTCCCCCAACCTGCTTATCTTGTGGGAATGATTCATCAAACATATCTTTATTTGTCATTTATACTCCACATAGGCCCTCGCACTCTTGGTTAAAGAGATCTGGCCCGTCATCGTTTTTAAATTTAACTTCATCTAAAGGTACACACTGTCTGTGTACAAAGTTTTTCACTTTTGGATTATGCATACGCATCTTTTTATCAAATTCTACAGCAGATGCAAATTCTTTTGGTCTATTATTTTTCATATCTATCCAAAAATTATCATCATGAAAAGGACAACCAATACAAGCACTCTTAACTGGTATTTTAAATCCTTTTCCTTCATACCATTTTAAACAATCTTCTCTAGACATTTTCTTATCAATTAACGGCCATACATTTTTCTGCCACCAAAATCTTGATGGTTTCATACGCATGACTTCATCAGTTGATATACCAACCCATACTTCTATATGTTCTGTTTTAGGAAACCTTTGTCTAGGTACAAGACCACATAATTCTCTAATCTTTTTAGCAATTGGAGTAATCTTGTATTCTCTTGTACATTGTCTTCTACCCATACCTTTCTTACCTTGTTCGTTTAAAGTATAGAATGGTGCAGAAGCAAATTGGTTACCGCCTGGTCCGAGAGCCGTGAGG